CCCCGGAACCTGATGATCTACGTCGATCTTCCATCCGGTGTCCAGGCCTCGCCACCCCAGGTGGCTCAGGCGGAGCCCGCGCGAGTGGAGGCGACGCGATACGACATCGCAAAGAACACGCCGGAGATCGCTCGGCACTTCTTCGGCACGGCCGACGAGCGATCGCCGATCGCGAGCCTCGTCCCCCAGGTGCGCCGCATCGCTCGCGAACGGTGCCGAGCCGAGGAAGGCAACAACGCCGTCCTGGCAGGCATGGTGCAGACGCTGGCGATCGACACGATCGGCCGCGGCCCGACCCTTCAGCTCGACGTGCCGGCGGGCGAGCAGGCCGACGACGAGCTCCGCGCGGAGATCGACGCGTTTGAGGTGCTCTTTCAGAGGTGGGCCAAGGCGACCGCACTCCGCCGCAAGCTGGCCGTCATGGTCCGCGCCGAGGCGATCGACGGCGAGGCCTTCGCCATCATGCGCGACAACCCGCGCATCAAACATCCGATCCAACTGGACATCAGCCTGATCGAAGCCGACCAGGTCGAGAGCAGCCCCTTCATCTTCGAGAGCCCCGAGCACGTCTCGGGCATCCATTACGACAAGTTCGGCAACCCGACCCAGTACGACGTGCGGGTTGAGCACCCCGGCGAGGTCAACGGCCTGGGCGCGGCGCTGGCCAGCGTGCCCGTCGACGCCGAAGACATGCTCCACCTGTTCGACTGGAAGCGCCCCGGCCAGCGCCGCGGCTTCCCCGCGATCGCGACCGCGATCCCGCTCCTGGCAAACCTTCGCCGGTTCGGCCTCGCGACCGTCGCCCAGGCAGAGACCGCCGCCAACTTCACGGTCATGCTCAAGACCGACACGCCGCCCGATGGGCAGGCAGCGAAGGTCGCCGCAGGCCTGACGCTTCCCCTCGCCAATCGCATGGCCGTCACCCTGCCGGCAGGCTGGGACGCACAGATGCTGCAGCCCGGCCACGGCGGCGCGACCTACGGCGCTTATCACAAGAGCGTTCTGACCGAGGCCGCACGGGCGCTGCTGATGCCGTACTGCATCGCCTTCGGCGACAGCAGCGGGCACTCGTACGCCTCCGCGAGGCTGGACTTCCAGAGCTACAACCTCGCGACGCAGGATCGCCAGATGCGGCTCGAAGAGATGGTCATCGCCCCGCTGCTGGACAAGTGGCTGTGGTACGCGGTGCGCAGCGACCAGCTGTGGGCGGCGCGTGCCGGCGGAGGCAAGTTCTCCTACCGACTGCGCTCACTGCTCCAGCGACTGCAGGCCTTCTGGGCTTGGCCGATCCGCCCGCACGTCGACGTCGAGAAGACGATGAAAGCGGACATCGAGGCCGTCCGCCACGGGCTGAAGACCTGGGGCGACTGCGTCCGCCAGTACAGCACGCGCGACCCGCGGAGCCAGGCGGGCATGATCCGATCGGAGCGAGCGATGCTCGCGGGCACGAACCTCGAGTTCCTGACGCCCAAGGCCTCACAGCCGGCACCGTCAAGCACCGTCGCCGACGACCTCGCCGCCAACACGAACAGCCAGGGGATCGACGAATGAACCGCCGACTGAACCTCAACGCCCCAGCAGCCCGCCAACTGCGACTCGCCTCCAGCGGTGGCAGCCTGAAGTTCGAGAACGCGGACGGGACGAAGCTCCCGCGGTTCGAGATCCTCGCGTACACGGGCAACCGAATCGACCATCACGGATTCTGGACCGGCGTTGTTGTGGACCTGGCCGGCATCGACCTCCGCGAGGGCAAGCCTCGCTCGTTCCTGCAGCAGCACGACGAAACAAAGATCCTCGGGCATCTCGAGTCGGCCCGCGTCGACAACGGCCAGCTCTACGTCGCGGCCGTCCTGTCAGCCGCCGGATACCCCGAAGCTGACCGCGTCGTCGCCATGGCAAGGAACGGCTACTCGTGGGAGGCCTCGATCGGCGTCGACGTCATCGAGACCACCGATCTGAGGGCAGGGCAAAAGACCATGGTCAACGGCCGCGAGGTCGTCGGGCCAGTCGAAATCGTCACCAAGTCACGGCTCCGCGAAGTGTCGCTCGTCGCGGCCGGAGCGGACCCGGACACGGAAACCAGGCTCGCCGCCCAGCGCGCGGGCTCAAACAAGGAGACTCGCATGGGCTTCGAGGCATGGCTGAAGAACAAGGGCAAGGTCCTGGCGGACCTGACGGACGCAGAGAAGGCGACGTTGCAGGCGGAGTACGACGCCGAGCAGACCGCCGCCGCGGGCGAAGGTGATGAGGTCACGGCTGGTGCCGGCACGGCGACAAGCGTCCAGGCCGCGAGCCGCGGTCGTCTCGCCGCATCGAACACTCGCACGCCGATCCAGGCGTCGAACGATGAGCTCGCCGCCAACCTCACTCGGCAGAACCGCATCCTTCAGCTCTGCGGCCAGACGAATCTCGAACTCGCCGCCAGGGCGATCCGCGAGAACTGGAGCCCCGAGAAGACGGAGCTGGAGATCTTCCGCCTCCGCGCCTCGAGCGCCCCGGCCGCGCACATCCGCACCGGCGCGAGCGACCAGAACATCGGCCTGCGCCTCGCTGCCGGTCTCACCGCGGGGACGATGAAGGACGACGAGCGGGTTCGCCGCTTCGGCGCTCAGGCCGTCGAGCAGGGCGATCGGCTGAACCTGGGCGCTTCGTTGCAAAAGACCGTTCGCCTCTTCTTGTCGGCCCATGGCCAGTGGTCGCCGGACATGACTCCCACCGACGAACTGCGGATCGCCCGCCAGATCGACACGGAGATGCGTCAGGGCCTGCGCAGCCCTCGCATGATCCAGGCCGCGTCCGCGAGCACCATCCCGCTGGCCGGCGTGTTCTCCAGTTATGTCGACGCCCGTCTGCGCGAGCAGTGGGCTCGGCAGAACATGACCTGGCGAGAGTTCGCCAGCACCCGCTCCGTCGCCAACTTCCAGCCCTCCAAGTCCTATCAGATCGATCTGCAGGGGACGATGCGCGAGGTCGCCAAGGACGGCACGCTCCAGGACGTCAGCCTCCAGGAGAGCGAGTTCTCCACCCAGGCCAAGCAGATCGGCTGCATCCTGACCATCACCGAGGTGATGTACATCAACGACCACCTGGGCGCGCTCGATCGGCTGCCCGGGATGTTCGCGATGCACGCGGCGCAGCAGATGGAGATCGATGCGTACAAGGTGCTGCTGTCCATGGTCGGCACCGAGATCGCCGCCGCCAAGGGCAACTACATCGAGGGTGCAGACTCGGCGTTCTCGATCGAAGCGATCAGCTCCCTTGAGCAGAAGCTCATGGACCAGGTCGATGCCAACGGCATGCCGATCCTGCTGCAGCCGAACAAGGTTCTGGTGACGACCAAGAACAAGACCACCGCCGAGCTCCTCTTCCAGGCCCGCCAGGTCAACGAGACCACGACCGCCAACAAGCCGAAGCTCGCGGACAACCCGCACGCGGGCAAGTTCCGCGTGGTCTGCAGCCCGTTCCTGTCGCTGTCCAAGTTCGTCAGCGGCGCGACGGCCGACAACTTCGCGATCCTCGGTGACGGGGTCCTGCCGGTGGACATGGTGTTCGTCGCTGGCAATCAGGACGTCACCGTTGAGACTGTCGACGCCCCCGCCGACGTGCTGGGCTTCGCGATCCGGGCTTACGCCCGGTACGGCGCTGGCAAGGGCGACGCCCGCGGCATCGCCTGGTCCAAGGGCACCGTCTGATTCACACACTCCCCCCGGGCTCGCCGCGAGAGCAGCGAGCCCGGATTCACGCTCCGCAGTGGCGGGGCACACACACCCGATCAGGAGCACACCATGCACACTCGTCGTTCTCGCGCTGACACCCTCAACTTTCGCACCGCCATTGCTCTCGCCGCCGGAGCCTTCGCCAGGGTCGGAGCGCTCTTCGGCCTCGTGCCGACACCCACCGCCGCCAACGAGCTCGTCGGCCTGCAGCTCGAAGGCATCATCGAGCTGGACAAGGCATCGGCGACGGTGTTCGTGGCGGGCGAGCGGGCGTACCTCGACGCCGCGACGGGCCTTGCGACTCGCGACATCCGCAACTTTGACACCGGCGTCGTCGTCGAGGACGCGCCCAACGGTGCGACGTCGGTTCTGGTCCGCATCATCAACCCGGCCCAGTCCCAGATCATCACGGTCGACCTGGAGAACCTCGCGGCCGGCGCGGACATCGCCGACCGCCCAGTCTTCGTCGCCCCCCGCGGTCACCGAGTGCTCGGCATCTACGGCGTCACGCAGGGCAACGTGGCGGGCGTCGACGCGGCCAACACGGTCGTGATCACATTCAAGGACCAGGCGGGCAACGTCATCAGCACCGCGACGTACAACAACGTCAACATCCTTCCGAACAGCGGCGTGTTCTATCTGCCGGTCCCGACCGCCGCCAACGCCGCGCTGATCGCCGATGAGCAGCTCCGGATGGACGTCACGCAGGGCGCGACAGCCGACCTGCCGACGATCCGGTTCTTCATCGTCCTT